TCATTTGGCGTGCTCCTTGAGGAAGTTCTGCAACATGTCGTGGCCGTGTTCGGTGAGGATGGATTCGGGGTGGAACTGGACCCCTTCCACCGCCAGGGTCTTGTGCCGCACCCCCATGATTTCGCCGTCGTCGGTCCAGGCAGTGATCTCCAGGCAGTCCGGCAGGCTTTCCCGCTCGATGGCCAGGGAGTGGTAGCGGGTACAGGTCACCGGATTGGGCAAGCCCTTGAAAACGCCCTGATCATTGTGATGCACGGGCGAAGTCTTGCCGTGCATCAGCTTCTTGGCATGCACGATGCGCCCGCCGAAGGCCTCGCCGATGGACTGGTGGCCCAGGCACACGCCCAGCAGGGGAATCTTGCCGGCGAATTCGCGGATGGCCGCCAGGGAAACCCCCGCCTGCTGGGGCGCACAGGGCCCCGGGGAAATCACCAGATAGTCCGGATCGAGGCGGGTGATCTCGCCCAGGGTGATGGCGTCGTTGCGATAGACGCGCACATCCTGGCCCAGCTCGCCGAAGTACTGGACGATGTTGTAGGTGAAGCTGTCGTAGTTGTCGATCATCAGAAGCATTTTGAGGCCATCTCCTTGATTCTATTAGCCCCTGCCGCTGCCTTCTGAAAATCTTATCCGGTAGGTTATCCGGTTTTTCTGCCGCTGCCCCCTTGGAGGGGTCGGCGAGGGGGAAAATAATCCTGCTGCGTTTGGCGCATTATCGCCCGCGGCTGTGCCCAGGGGCAAGAAATGAGAAAGGGGCCTTTCGGCCGAGACGTTCGCTTTAAATGTGGTTCTCAAACAAATGCGGTCGCTCACCCCGAAGGAATGCGAGCGCATCTCGTGAAGCCCACGATTTTGTCGTTCGTGCCCCCCAGACAATGCGCCCTGATGCATCCAAAGCGAACCAAGCAAAGAACTCGCCAATAACAACAACTGCCATCGGAACCATCCTCGCCCGCAGATCGTCCGCATAACGGTCAATTAGTTGCGACATGGCGAATACATCCGTTTCATCCATGACAACGTGGACACGATCCGTAATGATTGCTGAATTCAGTTGTGCGCTCATTTCTCAGTTCCATACATTAGGCGAACGTCTCGCCTTTCGGCCCCCTCTCGTTATTTCACCCATCATGCCGCCTGCGGCTGCTCGTCGTTCGCCGACTCCCGGCCCGCCTTCTTCCTGATCCAGGCCTGCACGTCGGCCTCCAGCCAGCCCGAGGCATGCTTGCCCAGCTTGAGCTGATGCGGGAATTCCCCGGCCTTGATCAGCTTGTAGATGGCCGACTTCTTGAGGCCGACGGCCTTCTCGACATCGGGCAGGCGGATGATTCGGTCATTGGGGCTCATTTCGTCACCTCGATAGTTTCGGTTTGGGTTTTGCAGGTCCGGAACTCGACCACCCAGACCCAGGGATTGGCGGCCCAGGAGCCGAGGCCGTTGATGGATTCCCAAAGGTGGCGGTACCAATCCAGCGCCACAAGCTCCTCTGACTGATACGGCTCCACGGGAGCGCTGACATAGCCTTCCTCAACGCAGTCGGCTGGCGTGATGTCCTGCAGCCGCTCGACGCGGACACCGGTGATCTCCAGCAGGATGCGGCTCGCCCACCGGGGCATGTGAATGGAGGGAACCTGCGGACCAACCGGGTGGCCAGAATGCCCACGGTAGGTGTGCAGCGTCAGCCAGTTGATGGCGGCTCGCTCGGTGTTTTCGATAGGCACGAAGGCGTTGTCGGCCGGGTAGCGCACGCCGTCCAGTCCGCTCTCAAGCTCCTCGCCGATACACGCCTCCCGCACCCACAGCCGGTCGCCGGATTGGCCGTAGGGACAGTGGATGGCGATGTCCTGCAACTTCGGAAGCAACAGCCCGGCCAGCGGTCGGTTCAGCCATTCGCCGCTGAGGTTACCTGCGGAATTGATCTCCGGCTGCGGCTTCACCGCCCGCCGCGTCTGGGTCTTCCGGCCTTCCAGAATGGCCCGGACCATCGGGCCGGAGAAGAGAATCGGCCGCTCCTTCATGCAGCACCTCCCTGCGCCACGGACAGGGCCACCGCCACCGGCCGCACCCAGATCGGCGCCGAGGACAGCATGAAGGTTTCCCCGGACCAGGCCAGCAGCAGGGTGGTGCCCATCACGCCGGCGATGGCCTGGGCCGCATCAGGAGGCACGGCGTTGCCGATGCGCTCGCGCCAGTCGCTGTCGGACAGGCCGTCCAGCTCCAGGTGCTCCTCTGGATCGACGAGGCTTTGCAGGGCCGCCAGCTCCAGCGTGGTGAAGGGCCGATGCCATGTGCCGTCGAGGGCGCGAATCACGGCGACCAGATTGTCGGCTGCCGCCGGCATGCGCGGGTCTGCGACCGACCACCGGCCGTTGTCGTGGCAGGCTGCCGCCGACACGGCGCCGCTCGGCTCTTCCCACTTGGCAACGCCGTAGTGGCCGCCGGTCAGGTAGTGGTCGCCCTTGCCGCGCTCCAGGCTCGGGCGAGGATCGGCGACGGCGTAGGCGCCCTGCCCGGTAGTGCTGCCGGAGATCACAGTGCCGGCCGGCTGCCTGTACCCCGTGACCATGTACTTGCCGAAGCCCTCCCCGGCGCGGCGGGGGTCGGCGACACACTGGCCGCTGCCATGGGCGCCCGTGACCGCCCGGGCCTCCTCGCTCCAGGGAACAATGCGGAACTCGTTGGAATGCTTGGCCGGGCCGGTATGGCGCGGGTCCGCCACCGAATAGGCACCACCCCCGGGGGCGGACTGGCTACTGACTGCGCCGCAGGTATCCTCCCAACGGCGCACCCCGTACTGCTGGTACTCGTGGCCCTGGTAGCGGGGGTCGGCCACCGAGAAGGCGCCATTGAGCGGCAGGCTCCGGCCGCGCACCGTGCCCATGGGGTCTTCCCAGCGATTCACCCCCATGTAGCCGTTGTGGAAGTGCTCCGGCACGATCAGGAAATCCCGCAGGACCCCATCCTCCACCGCCAGCCGGTTGAGGCTGCGCCAGTCGCTTCCAGCCTCGACGAAGGCTAGGCGCACCCAGGTCTGCCACTGCAGCCGAGGAATGCGGTGCATGGGGCCGCCGGCCGGGTCGCCCGGGAGGGGCATGCGATCCAGGACGGTGCCAACGGCCGCCAGGCTCTTCTTCTCCGGCTCGTAAAGGAATGGCTGCACCTTGGCCACATGGCGGGCCACCAGCAGGAAGCGCTTGCGGCTCTGGGCCAGCGCCCCAAGCTCCCCGCAATCGTGGGTCGTCTCGGCCACCGCGTAACCGTAGGACTGGAGAAGGTCGCCGATCTGGTCCAGCAGGTGCCGGCCCCGGTTGGCGATGCGTGGCACGTTCTCGAAGACGATCAGCTCCGGCGGCTCGTCGGCGAAGGCCTCCAGCATCAGCCAGATGCCCCGCAGGGTCAGGCGGTTGAGGGCCTGATACTTGTCGGTGCGGCTGCGGTTTTCCGAAAGCAGGCCGGAAAAGCCCTTGCAGGGGGCGGACAAGAAGACGATGTGGGGGTATTCCCCGCCGGCGGCGGCGCGAATCTCGGCCGGGCCCACTTCCCGCCAGCCGGCCGGCGGCTCCATGCCGTGGAAGGCCTGGTACTGGCTACGGTCGAAGAGGTCCAGGACAGTGCCCGGGGTGCCGGTGAGGCGCTGAAAATCCCGGATGGCGGCGGGATCGACGTCCACCCCGCCGATGCAGCGGAACTTGCCGACCATGTTCCCGACCCGGGGCGAAGCCTTGTTGAAGCCCTTGGCGCCGCCGCCGAGTCCGCAGAACAGGTGGAAGTGGCGGATTTCGCGCACGTCGTCAGGCGCGAGGGTGAAGGCATCGCGCTTCATGCTTCGGACCCCGAGAACATCCCCTTGATGTAGGCGATCTGTGCAGAGGTCGCTTTTACCGCGGCTTCCTCGTCGATACGCTTGAACGCCTCATCAGCAGCACCTTCCCCGTCATCGCTATCGGGGTAGCCGATCTTGAATTGGCACACGCCCAGACAATCAAGGCCAGGGTTGAAGAAGAAAGCGATCTCGGGGCCTTCATCGCCGCTCTGCCGCATGGCCAAAATCTGTCCGAGGTCGGTCTCGAACAGCTTGGCGAACTTTTCCCCTTTCTCGAGGATGGCCACGGCGGGAGCAATTCCAGCCTCCCGCATCTGCGTCGCCTTGGCTCGCAGGTCACCCGCCAGCAGCGGGTAGTCCTCGGAGCAGGAGGCCGCGTAGGCCATCAGCGCCCGATAGGCGTGGGGGTCGTGGGAGAGGTCAAGCACGAAGTACTCGCAGCCATGGTGCTTCTCGCCAGGCAGGCTGCGGCCGTCGGTGCGTTGCACGATGAACTTGCCGTAAAGGCCCTTGGTCTTGTCACCCATCACGCGGCCTCCTTCATCTGCCCGGCGGTGCCGTTGTCGATCCAGTGAGCGCACACGGTCTCCGGCAGCTGCGCCGGCAAGGCCTTGAGCGTGCCAAAGATCAGGGCAGTTTCGACTTCCCCGTCCAGGGCCATGCCGTCGAGCCAGTAGAGGAGGTCCTCGCGGCCCTTGAGGTCCAGCACGTCGAAGCGGTCCAGCACCAGCAGCTTGACGCCGGCCAGGAAGGAGACGGCCTCGGCGATCATGGCATCCACCCGCCACTTCTCGGATTCGCTGACCAGGGCGTAGTCCCGCAGGCCGTAGGTGATCCGCATGTCGGAGTGGATGACGACCTGTTCCCACTCGGCGAAGCCGGCGGACACGTGCAGGCGGTCGTTGATGGGGCCCAGGGCCTCGGCGAGGATTTCCCCGGGGATGCCGTCAGGGGCCAGGGCGTCGGCGATGTCGGTCCAGGCCAGCACGTCCGCATGGAGCGCCGCTGCCTGGTCGATCACGGCCTGCCGGCGGGCCGCCTGCTCGGCGGTGGCGCGGTACTTGTCGGCGTCGGCGCGCCAGCCGTCCCGCTTGTCCGTCAGCTCGGCGACCTTGGCCTGCAGGGGCTCCAGGTCGATGGCCTCGGCGGCCTGTTCGTCCAGTTCCTTGAGCTTGGCGGCGGCCTGCTCGGCCGCGGCCAGGTCGCGCTTGTCGTTGGCGACGGCGCTTTGCACCAGGGCCAGGGCCCGCTCGTACTCGGGCAGCTTGGCAACGGCTTCAGGATCCGGAGCGCCCCCCTTCTTGTGCGGCCAGCCGTGCAGCTTCTTGTACTCGGCGAGGTGGGTCTCGGCGCGGTTGATCAGGCTTTCGTCGAACGGATCAGGGAACGAACGGGCTACCGACAGGAATCCGTCGGTCACACTGGCCAGCCCGCGCAACAGGAACTCGCCCGGGGCCTTGGGATTGACCGGCGCGGCCCCGGTCTTGGCCCGGGTGGCTTCGACCTTCTGGGTCCATTCAGCGACATCGGCCTCGTCGCGCTCCAGCTTGGCCTTGATGCGGTCGATCCGGCCGGCCTTCTCGGCCAGGTCCTCGCGCTGGGCGGCGAGTTGCTGCCGGCTCTGCACCTTGGCACGGGCGGCCCCCAGTTCCTGCTGGGCGGCGCCCAGGGCCTGATCGACCTCCTTCATCTTGGCCACGGCGTTCTCGTGGCGGCTGCCCGCCTTCTCCGCATCGGCCGGCAGCGGGGCAGGCTGCCACTTCGCGGCCTTGTCCTTACCCCAGGTCTCGCCGCCGGTGATGGTCTTCCAGCTGGCCTTGGCGTCGCGGGCCTTGGCTGCAGCCTCCTTCTGGGCCGCGTCGAAGCCGGCGCGCAGGAAGGGGGCGATCTGCTCGACCTTCTTGGCATCGCAATCGCTGTCCAGCATGCGGCTGGTGATGCTGCCAACGTCCATCTTCACGCCCATGAGGCCATACAGGAAGGCGCGGCGCTCCTTGTCGTCCAGGCGGGCGAAGCGCTGGGCGTCCAGCACGAAGGGCAGCTCCGGGCTCTCGCAGTGGATGCCCTTGCCGGACGGAAGCACCACCGAGTAGGCGGTGTCGGCAGTGGCCACCTCAACGAAGCCGGATTCCTGGCCCTCGGTGACCAGGGCGCCGTAGTCCTTCTTGAGCCCCACCCGGACAGTTTCCCCGGTCAGGGCCATGCGGACAGCCTCCTGCAGGCTGGACTTGCCCGCCCCGTTCTTGCCGGCGAACAGCGCCACCGGCTTGACCAGCTGCACATCGACGGCGCGGGCGCCGAGGACGTTGCTGGCCTGGATGTGGGTGATTTTCATGGTCAGGCCGCCTCGTCGTTGTTGGTGGAATCGTTGGCGGCATCGTCGGCCTTGTTCTGCTCGTGCCAGTCGCTCCAGCCGCGCAGCCACTTCTCGACCAGCTCGTAGCGAATCACCGGGGCGTCGTCCTTGGTTTTGCCGTCAGCGGCGGCCTGGTAGCCGTCCTCGTAGGCCTGGTCCAGTTCATCGTCGGTGGGCTTCACCTGGTCGGGAGACGGCAGCCCCAGGACCTCGCCCTCGATCACCTCGCCGCCATCCTCCATGCCACCGCCGTCGTTGTCGTGGTACTCGTGGCCCAGGTCCATGGCCCGCTGGTCAGCCTCGCCCTTGATGTCGTTCATCCCACCGGTGTGGTCGGCGGCATTCGCCACGACGACCAGGACCTGCTTGCCCGACACCTCGTACAGTTCGTGAAGGTTGGGCGCGCCGGCGCCGAACTTGATGACGGCCTTGACGCCGTCCTTGATGGTGATCTGGTCCAGGTCGCCGGCCACCACGATGCGGCCCTCGGCAGCCAGGAGGTGCACGGCCATCTTGACGTTGCTCTCCACGCGCTTGCGCAGGCGGTCGATCACGTCGTCTTGCTTGGCCTTGGAGAGCTCGGCCCAGCTCTTGGGCAACAGGCGGATTTCGGCGAGGAGGCCGGAGAGGAGGTCTTTGCCGACGGTGTCGGCGGTCATGTTGCGGAAGTCTTGAGGTGCGTTCACGTTACTTCTCCTTTTTCGTCTGCAAATGAGGTGGGGTACTCGCTGCCTGAACCACTTCCCGCTTCTCGGGACTTCGACCCATCCGGGCTGATTGTCAGAAGTGGCGGAACTTCGTCGGCTTGCGCCTGCCCTGGTGCCTTTCGGCTTCCGGGCAGCTTTCCCCCTTGATCGTTACTCGATGCCCATGCCGCCACGTTCGCGGCGGGGGCGGCTGGTGGTGGTCTGCTGGCCAGAGGCCTCGGCGATTTCCTCGGCGGTCGGCTGGAACCCGCCGGCCGGCTTCCCGGAGCCTTGCTGCTCGAGCTGTTGCAGTGCCGCATCGTCGGGGTCGGCGGCGGCTGGCGCGCCTTCGATGATTTCGCCGGTCTCGGTATCGACGCCGGGAGCGGCCGGTTTCAGGTCGGAAAGATCGACCGAGAAGGCCCCATCCGGACCGCGTCTTGCGTCGAAGGTGTCCTCCAAGTCCTCGGTGGTTTGCAGACCCATGCCAAGTTCCGGCGCGTAGGCGCGCTGCCAGAAGGCGGCGGCGCGATAGACGAACATCTGGTCCGGCATGGTTTTCCACTTCGAACCGTTCTTCGAATCCCAGCCCTCGGCCTTGACCATCTTCCAGGTCACCCAGATGCCGTTCAGGCGCTCACCGGTTTCCCGCTCGACTGCCCAGGCGCGGCAGCCGTAGTCATCCTGGCCGGGCTCCCCCTTCCACTCGTAGCGCAGCGACGAATAGCGACCGCAGGCGTTGATGGTGGCAATCAGGAATTTGCTGGACCAGCCGGGCGTGCCATGCACGATGTAGAGGTTCTGCATGACCATCAGCGGATTGGCGCCGATGCGCTGGGCCATGTCCATAGCAATCATGGTGTTCGGCAGGTTGCCCTGGTAGGACTTGGGCACCAGATCGGAACGGGAAAAGGCATTAGAGGTGCGCTGCAACAGCTCAAAGGACTGGACATCGAAAAATCCGGCCTTGATGCTGGGCAGATTCGCCTCACGCGTGGCCAGCTGCTGCTGGCGCATCGCGGTGAGGTCGGCGGAGTTAGGTTGTGCGCTCATGGTGTTACGCGGCTCCTGGTTGTTGGAATCAGTCGTGGTAGTGGCAGCGGGTGCCGTAGGCGGGGCAGTACTTGGCGCTGCACAGCATGCTTTTCGGGTTGGGCGGGAAAATCCCGTCCTTGAGCATCCGGGCGGCGATCTGGATCAGGCCCGGGTGTTCATCGGTGCCCAGCAGCGGGGTCTTCACGTCAGCCACCTCGCCGGTGGCGACCGGGGCCTCCTTGGAGGTCTGCAGTCCGATGATTTCGGCGGGGGCGTCCAGGCGCTCGCCGCTGGCCTGCTCGGCCATCAGCGTGTAGATGCCAAGCTGGATGTGGTGGCCCTTGGTGACAGCGCGCCGGCCGCCGTCGGCGGTCTTCTCCGTGGCCCGGCCGCCGCTCTTGAGGTCGGAGATACCCTTGCGACCGTCCTCGACGACGCGGATGCGGTCGGTGGTACCGGTCACGCGCACCACGCCGTATTCGGTGCCAATGTCCAGGGCTTGGCATTCCAGTTCCACCGCGGCGTATTGGCGGGTCGGGCTGACTTCCTGGCAGTAGCGGGTGGTCAGCTTGATGGCGAAGCCGTCGGCCTCGACCGGCGTCAAGCTGTCGTCCCAGGCGACCTCCTGCTCGGGGCTCTGCAGCGAGGCCCGGGCGGTATCGACCGCGGTGACCACGTCGATCTGCTCGCCGCTCAGGCGGGAGCCGTCGAAGGCTGCGGTGCCGGCGTGGATCGCGGTGCCGAGGGCAGCGTTACCGGAGGACGGCATGCGCAGGCCGACGATGTTCTGGAAGTACCAGCGATGGGCGCAGTCGAAAAGCGACGGCCACGAGCTGGCGCGGATGGTGGCCAGCGGCTCGGCCGGGAGGCGGTCTGGTGCGTTCATGGTGCGGGGTCTCCTTCAGAGGGTGACGTGGGCCAAGCGCCAAGCCGTGCGGATGCTGTGGCCGCGGCGCAGGTAGAAAAGGAAGTCGCCGAGGAACTTGCGCATGTCAGGCAGCGCTCGGCAGGATGTTGATGGGGCAGGCCTCGATCTCCAGGCCATCGGTCGGCATCGCCTCCGCACCATCGAAATAGATATCGATGGCCGTGGTGATCGCATCGCAGGTCGTGAAGGCGAGGACGTTGATAACCTCGGGCTTGCCGGCGATCCGGATGGAGACAGCGAAGGGGCGCAGGCCGGGCGCGACCTTGACGGCCGGGGTCGTCGCCGGGGCGAACGGCGCGATGACGCCGCGGAAAAGCGGATGCACGTTATTCATGGTTCGCTCCTTGAAAATCTGCGTAAAAAACAGAATGCACGAGCAGAATATGCTCCGTGTAATTCTGTGTCAAGCGCAGATTAATAAAATCTCAGGAGGAACGCGGATCGCTGCGGCCAACAATGGACAAAAAAAATCCCGCTCATGGCGGGCTTTGGTGTGTGGGTCAGATAAGCGGCGCTATTTCAGGCATTGGCGCCGCTCCTCGCGGTCCTTGGCCTTCGCGTCCTGGGCGGTCTGCCACTGCATGTTGGCCGGCGTGTCGGGGCCGCCGGCGCAGAGAGGAATCACATGGTCAATGATGTACCCCGGGCAGGCGCCGCGGGGCTGCCCAGTGCGTTGGCATGGGTGCTGTCGCTTGAATTCGGCCTTGGCCGAGCTGCTGCGGACGGTTCGGGCATCCGCAACCATGGGAGAAGACAGGGCAAGGACGAAGGCGGCAACCACCGCCCACCAGGCTGCGGCCTTGCTCACCAGAACCGCCCTCTATTGCTGCAGCCGGTCGGCGCCTCAACAGGCATCAGTCCTGGAATTCGTCAGGTATGCGAGGGGCTTTAATCACGCGCCCGTCCCTGTCGAAATCGACCACCAGGGACCGCGTTGTTCCCGACATCCCATTTACCCAGACCCACACGTAGCGCGTCGAATCGTTTGGCGTCGTGGAGACTCGATTTGGCGTTCCAAGCAACCCGGTGACCTCTGGCTTCGTCATGCCCGCCTCAACACGTCTGGCGTCGTTCCACTTAAACGGCGTGCCAGCGCAGGCGGCCAGAACCAGAGACAATAGCAACGCGAAAACCTTATTCATGAAGTTATCTTCCCTTTGTCGGGCTGGAAATTCGGGCACCAGTCGCAGCCCTCGCGGACGGCCGCGGCCAATAGCTGATCTTCGGCGGATGATGGATGCCCAGGCTGGAATCGGAAATTTCGTGAGCGAAGGTATCTGCAAGGGAAGGCCACCACTATCCCGGCACGGTCCTTCGTTGGATTCAGGAAGTCCAACTGAATGTACGGTAAGTCTGCACCGGAAAGAAAGCGCTCCACCAGATGGGACTCATGAACCATCTGGCAGCAATGGGCGCGAGGATCTGGAAGCGCCGACGAATCAAGGTAGCACGACAAGACCGACTCCACACGAGGCCATTCTTGTAGCAGCTTCCCACCAGCAATTATCTGGAGGCCTTTGGTGCTGCGCATGTTGCGAATGAGGGCCAGCGCCAATGCCGCCTGCTCTCTATTTTTTCCGAACACAGCGAAGTGAAAAAGGCTGGCGCCGAGGGCGACTTCTTCATACAGCGATGCCTGTTTGGAGAAATTGACGCCGGCATCGTAGCCAGACCCCCGCGTCTTGGAAAAGACAACGGCTACCGAACCCGACAGAGACTCTGTGACGATGTCAAATCCGCGGGCGCTGGCTGGAATAATTGGTGACCCGCCGCCAGGCACGATTACCGCCTCCTATAACGCCGATGTTCGACCATCGTTCCGATGATCCGAATGGGCGTGATGTCGGAGCGCATCGACGGGTAGTCCTCGTTGAGGGGCACCAGCTCGAACACCTGCTCACCGCGTTCATTCACGCCCCGGGGGCGGTACTTCTTGAAGGTCGCTTCGTTCTCGCCGTTCTTTGCCACGACGTAGTCGCCAGGAAGCGGCAGGATAGCCGGGTCAATGATGACCGTGTCGCCCTCCCGAAACTCCTGCAGCATTGAGTTGCCCTTGATCCGCAGCGCGAAGGCGTTGGCCGACAGGTCGAGGTCGGTCAGCATCCACTCGGCGGCATCGCCGGCCGCGTAGGGGTCGATGGCCTCGGTCATGGCGCCAGCCTGAACGCAGCTGATAAGCGGGATCCTTCGCGTGCCGATTGGCACGGCGGTGACATTGCCGCCAGCCTCAGCTCCCGCGAAGAGGTCCGAGACAGAACAACCCAGAGCCTTGGCGATCTTCTGGATCGTTTCGTCGCTATACCCCAGCAGGCCACGCTCGATCTTCGACAGATTGCCATCATTTCCGCCGGTGGCGTGGGCCAGTTCCTCGAGCGTCATGCCCAGCGCCTTCCGTCGGCGTCGTATTTCCGCACCTACTGCGGGATTTCCGGTTCCTGTTCGCATAGGGCAATTCTCGTGCGTTTTCTGCGCGTGGCGCAAAGTAGGCAGAACAGAATGCCCTTGACTTCTTTTCTGTGCGTAGCGCAGAATTTGCGCCATATCACCCCCACCGAGGTTATGCATCATGAACTCTCCCTTGAAACAAGTGCGCCTGAAGCGGAACAAGACTCTCCAGGAGGTTGCTGACGCCATCGGCACCGATACTGGAAACCTGTCGCGCATCGAGCGCGGGCAACAAGTTCCGTCGAAGGCCATGGCCGAAAAGCTGGCCAAGTACTTCGACAACGAAGTCACCGAGACCCAGATCATTTACCCGGAGCGGTTTGCCGACGGGGCCAATGTAGCCGACGGGCAGTAGCCCAAAAACCACCGGAAAAAGGGAAAAGTTGTGGAAATCAAAAAAGCCTACCTCTCCATGATCAAGGCATTCCCCGGGGGCTGGGATGCCATGGCCGCGGCGCTCGGAATGAGCCGGGATGCCCTGGAGAACCGAATCTACGAGCGCAAGGGCCAGTCGGTCCTTGTCGAGACGGCCCTGCAGATGCAGGCCTTCTCCGGCACCACCCACTTCGCCGAGGCCGTCGCCCAGGGATCGGGGGGCGTCTTCCTCAAGCTGCCTTCCGGCGGCGACCACGACCGCGAGGAGCTGCTGGACAAGTTCAACGAGCTCTACGCCGAGCTGGGCGACCTATCCACCCGCTTCAAGGAATCCGTCGCCGACGGCGAGATCGACAAGCGCGAGCGGGAGGGTCTCACGGACGCGGGGCAGCATATCCACCGCACCGTTCAAGAGCTGCTGACCCTCACCTTCCAGATTTATTGCCGCCGGGATCGCGCTGCGGATCAGAACTGAACGACCGGAACCGGGGGAAACTCATGAACACGCCTATTTCGCAGGGTAGCGGCGCGCACGCTGACTACCTGGCTTTTCTGCAGCAGAAGATCAAGCTGGCCTCGTTCGCCGGATTCGATGTCGCCGACGAGGATATCAACCCGATCCTGAAGCCGCACCAGCGCGCCTGCGTGAAGTGGGCGGTGAAGGGCGGCAACCGGGCCCTGTTCGAGCGCTTCGGCCTCGGCAAGACGGTGCAGCAGATCGAGATTGTCCGCCTGGTGCAGGCCCGGGCCGGCGGCAAGGCGCTGATCGTCTGCCCGCTGGGTGTCCGCCAGGAGTTCAAGCGAGATGGCGCCATGCTGGGTGTCCATTTCGAGTTCATCCGCCGGCCGGAAGAGGTGGTGGACGGCCAGGACTTCTACCTCACCAACTACGAGAGCATCCGGGACGGCCGACTTGACCCCAATCTCTTCACGGTGGTCAGCCTGGATGAGGCGAGCGTGCTGCGCAGCTTCGGGAGCAAGACCTACCAGGAGTTCTTGCCGCTCTTCTCCCGGGTGCCTTTCAAGTTTGTGGCCACCGCCACCCCCAGCCCGAACCGGTACAAGGAACTGATCCACTACGCCGGCTTCCTGGGGATCATGGACACTGGCCAGGCCCTGACCCGCTTCTTCCAGCGGGACAGCTCCCAGGCGAACAACCTGACCCTCTACCCTCACAAGGAGCGGGAATTCTGGCTGTGGCTCAACTCCTGGGCCATTTTCCTGCAATCGCCGGCCGACCTTGGGTTCGATGCCACCGGCTACGACCTGCCCCCGCTCAACGTCATCTACCACGAGGTGCAGACGGACCTGGCGAATGCCGGCACCGAAAAGGATGGACAAGGCCTGCTCTTCAAAGATGCCGCCCTGGGGCTCCAGGCGGCGGCAGCCGAGAAGCGCGACAGCCTTCCGGCACGCATCGCCAAGATGCAGGAAATCCTGGCCGGCGACCCGGGCTGCCACTACCTGATCTGGCACCACCTCGAGGCCGAGCGACACGCCATCTGCAAGGCCATCCCGGAGGCGGTGGCCATCTACGGCACCCAGGACCTGGACGAACGCGAGCAGGCCATCGTCGATTTCTCGGACGGCAAGTTCCAGTACCTGGCCGCCAAGCCGGAAATCGCTGGCTCCGGGTGCAATTTCCAGCGCCACTGCCACAAAGCCATCTTCCTGGGCATCGACTACAGCTTCAACGACGTCATCCAGGCCATTCACCGCATCTACCGCTTCCTGCAAACCCGGGAAGTCGAAATCCACATCATCCACTCCGAGGCCGAGCGCGAAATCCTGCGCTCCCTGCAGGCGAAGTGGGTTCAGCACGAGGAAATGGTGGAAAGCATGACCAACATCATCAAGGAACACGGGCTCAATCACCTCTCCATGGCTGACGTACTGGCCCGCACCATCGGCGTGGAGCGCCTGGAGGTCGCCAGCGACCGCTTCACCGTGGCGAACAACGACTGCGTCATCGAGGCACGGCGGCAGCTGGAGAACCACGTCGATCTGATCGTCACCTCGATCCCCTTCGCCAACCACTACGAATACACGCCGAGTTACAACGACTTCGGCCACACCGAGAGCAACGACCACTTCTGGGCCCAGATGGATTTCCTGACGCCCGAGCTCCTCAGGATCCTGAAACCTGGCCGGCTGTACTGCTGCCACGTCAAGGACAGGATCCTGTTCGGCAACGTCACCGGCGCCGGCGCCCCCACCGTCAGCCCGTTCCACTGCGAAGCCATCATGCACGCCCGCAAGCATGGCTTTGACTACATGGGGATGATCACCGTCGTCACCGACGTGGTGCGGGAGAACAATCAGACCTACCGCCTGGGCTGGTCAGAGCAGTGCAAGGACGGCACCAAGATGGGGGTTGGCTCCCCAGAGTATGTCCTGCTGTTCCGGAAGCCCCAGACCGACCGCAGCCGCGGCTATGCCGATGATCCGGTGAAGAAGGACAAGTCCGACTACACCCGGGCCCGCTGGCAGGTCGATGCCCACGCCTTCTGGCGCTCTTCCGGGAACCGCCTTCTGACCGCCGAAGATCTGGCCGGCCTTGGCCCGGACAAGCTGGCCAAGGCCTTCACCGCCTTCAGCCTCGAGAACATCTACGACTACGACTTCCACATCAGGATCGGCGAGGAGCTCGAGGTGCGCGGTGCCTTGCCTTCCACGTTCATGAGCCTGGCCCCCGGGAGCCACGATGCGGCCGTCTGGCATGACGTCAATCGCATGATCACCCTGAACGGCAGCCAGTCGCAAAAGGGCCTCCAGAACCACGTTTGCCCTCTGCAGTTCGACATCGTTGATCGGCTGATCGAGCGCTACAGCAACAAGGATGAGCTGGTCTATGACCCCTTCGGCGGCCTGATGACCGTTCCCTACCGGGCCATCCTCAAGGGGCGCCGCGGCCAGGCAAGTGAGCTGAACACCAGCTATTTCTTCGACGGGGTGCAGTACCTGAAATCGGCCGAGCGGGAGTTCTCCATGCCGAGCCTATTTGATGTGCTGCCGGAGGCAGCTTGATAGACCAGGGGGAGGGATGAACTACTACGAACACCACCTCGGCGACTACGCCAAGGACACGGCTCACCTGACCATGCTCGAGCACGGCGCCTACCGGTTGCTGCTGGACCGCTACTACGGCACCGAGCAGGGTATTCCGTCCGACCAGGCGCACCGCGTGGCCCGCGCCAGGACCCGCGAAGAGAAGGCCGCGGTGGATGCCATCCTGGCCGAGTTCTTCACACTGGAGGACGGCATCTGGAAGAACAGCCGGGCCGAGGAGGAAATTTCCAAGGCTGCCCTCCGCATCAAGGCGGCTCAGGAAAACGGAAAGCGGGGCGGTCGCCCCAGGAAGGCTCCGGGTTCCGATTCAGAAACCCAAGGAAAACCCAGCGGGTTTTCTGTGGGTTCCGATTCCGAAACCCAGGAAAAAGCTTACCAAGCACCAAGCACCAAGCACCAAACACCAGAGGGTATACAGGCGGCGGCAGTAGACCAACCGCCCATTGCCGCCGCCGATCCCATCCATTCCCGGGCCATCGAACTGGCGGTGTTGCTCAGGCACCGGGGAGCAGCCTTGCAGGCATCCGATCCCCGGGTCCGCCGGTGGGCAGAAGCCGGCATCAGCGATACCCAGGCCCTGGCAGCCCTGGAGACCGCCCAGCAGCGGCGGACCGAGCAGGGCAACGCACAGCCCATCAACGCCGGCTACCTGGACGCGATCCTACGAGACATCCCTGTGGGCAACACCACCGGAAGAGCATCGCGGAACAAACGAATCGACAGCTACGCGGCAGAAGCGGCCGCAGCAAGGGGAGACCATGACCACGAAAAAAACCGCCATGGCGACGGCGCAGTCGTCATCGAAGGCGAGTGCAGCCGCACTGCCTGACCGGATCATCGAACGGATTTTCCAGCGCATGGAGGACCGCTACGGGGATTTGTGGGCCGCCCGCTACGGCGCATTCCCCAGATCCCGGGTGATGCGAACGTGGGCACAGGACCTCGCCGACATGACGCCGGATGAGGTGACTCGTGGCGTCAATGCCTGCCGGGACAGGAAGTTCCCCCCCACCTTGCCAGAGTTCCGCGAGCTGTGCCGGCCGGCACTGGACTACGAGAGAGCGTTCATCGAGGCCGTCGAGCAGATGCGAAAGCGCGAGATCGGCGAGGACAAGTGGAGCTGCGCGGCGGTGTATTGGGCGGGCTGCAAACTCGGCTGCGACCTGCGGGCGCACCCCTACCACGCGATCAAGGGCCGCTGGCATGCCGCCTTGGACGATGCCATCCAGGGCATCCGTGACGGGAGCCTGCCGGATGTTGTCCCCCAGCGCCTGGAAGCCCTCCCCTCACCCGGCACCACCAGCGTGCCGCCCGAGGTAGCCCGGGAGCGGCTCGCGGCCATCCGCGAACAGCTGACCGCGAAGATGGCGGCCTGATGTGCGGGAGAGAGCCATGCGACAAGGCGAATTGCACCTGGGGGGAGAGGCACCGCCGGGAATGCGAGGCCAGGACGGTGATGCGTTGGGACCGGGGGAAGCGGACCGGGTACTACGAGGATGTGAAGAAACGCCGCGGGGAAGCCGCGGCACAGGAACTGATCAAGGAGGTAAAACAACAATGGAACAGCAGTCAGCAGCAATCGCTTTTGTGATCCCGGGCGCTCCGGTTGGCAAGGGCCGCCCGAAGTTCGCCCGCCGCGGCAGCTTCACGGTGGCATACACCCCAGAGAAGACCGCCAGCTACGAGAACCTCGTCAAGGTGAAAGCCGAGCAGGCCATGGCTGGCCGGCCGGTGATTGAGGGGGCCGTCTCCGTGGTGATCTGGCTCTACGTGACGCCCCCGGCCAGCTGGAGCCAGAAGAAGCAGCGAGCGGCGCTCGAAGGGGCGATCCTGCCGACATCCAAGCCCGATGTCGATAACGTCGTGAAGGGCATTTTCGACGCCTGCAACGACATCGTGTGGCGGGACGACAAGCAAGCCTGCGACGTGGTCGTCAAGAAGCGCTATTCGGATACCGCCCGGGCCACCGTCCAGGTCCGGGAGCTGACGCAGGCATGAGCGCACCGCAACCACCGCGCTGCACCCTGGCCCGCTTGATTGCGGAGCCAATGAACAAGGACGCCGTCAAGCGTGACGGCTGGCAGCAGCATAAGATTTTGGTCGTGGCCCTGGACGATGACCGCCTGGGGATGATCGACCGTGAATTCGTTCGACAAATTGGGGAGAGACTGTATGGGCCAAAGCGCCACCGCTGAAGCATTTGCACCGTTGTTCGACACCGCGCACGGCGCCCTGGTGTTCGCCTTCAATTTCTCGGTCCAGTGCTATGACCGGCCGATGATGAACCGGATGGCCGCCCCCGGGGTTGGCAGCGGCAAGGGGCTCGTGGGAATTGACGGTGCCGCCCAGGCCGGCATGGTCCGTGCCGAGGTGCATGCCCTGGGGAAACTGGCCGAGGCCATCATCATCGCCAGGATCGCGCCGCGCTCCGTACCGTGCAACTGCCGGTCGGCATGCTGCGCCGGGCACAAGCCGAACAAGGAATGGGCGGACGCCATCGCCTACCTGGCCGACCACGTGCGCACCACGGCTCTTGCCGGATGCACGTCGAATGGCTTGCTGCGCCGTGAGTACGTTGTCCGCTACTTCACCCGGAAGGAATCCCGCATCGGTTTCGAGTCGCTAGCCGAGAAACACAATCTCGCCCGCAACACGGTCAGTGCCCATGCCGGGAAGGTTGCTTTCCTGCTCGGGGGAGCCCAGGCGAAGAAGGGGCAGGCTGGGGTCCCGGGCCTGGAAAATGCGGCCATGGACGCCATCGAGGACCGCCTGCGCGCTATCGGGATGGTGTTTGGGGCTTGACTGGGCATTTCATGCCCAATATAGTCCCCATTCAGCTAAGTACCCCTCGTACGTCCAGAACCCGCCCAGCGAAAGCCCGGCGGGTTTTTTGTTGTCCGGTTATTTCCTCTACCTCCTTGAGTGGTGCGCTCCGCCCGCCCCGGCCACAAGCCGGTGGCGGGCATTTTTATTCCAGGTTCCGCCATGGCCAATCGCACAATCCGCACCGCAAAAAAGCGCGATGCGTTCCTGCTGGCCCTGGAGGACACCGCCAACGTCACGAAGGCCTGCAAGAAGTCCAGGCTGGCTCGGCGATCTGCCTATGAGTGGCGAGATGATGACCCTGACTTTGCCCGTGCCTGGGACGAGGCATTGGAACGAGGTACTGATGCCCTGGAGGACGAGGCTGTCCGGCGAGCCACTGAGGGAACCTTGAAGCCCGTTTTCTACAAGGGCCAGAAGTGCGGCAGCGTCCGGGAATACTCGGACACCCTGCTGATTTTCATGCTCAAGGCCCGGCGCCCGGAGAAGTTCAAGGAGCGTACCGAGCAACAGCATACCGGGAAGGACGGCGGCCCGATCCTCACCGCCACAGTGACCAAAGAGGAGCTGGCGGAGGCCGTTCGCAGTGTCCGCGACAAGTTTTAACCCGGCCGAACGACTCGCGGCTATCGGCTGGGCCAGGGAGGACCTCTACGACTTTGCCCGCTGGATGTTCCTGCAGCGCAAGGGCTTCCCCTGGGGCAAGGCTCCGCATCATCGGGTGGTTTGCGATGCCCTCATGCGGGTGTTCCGGGGGGAGTGCAAGCGGCTGATCATCAACATCCCGCCGCGCTACTCGAAGACCGAGCTGGTGAAGTGCTTCGTCGGCTGGACGATGGGCCAAGCGCCGGACAGCGAGTTCATCTACACGTCCTATTCCGGCCGGCTGGCAGCGGCCAGTTCCTGGGACATCCGGGGAATGCTTCAGGAGCCGGCGTACCGGGAAGTCTTCCCGGAGATCGCCTTGCGGGAGGACAGCCAGGCCAAGGACGAGTGGCGCACCACGGCCGGCGGCATCATGTACGCCGTCGGCGAGGGGGGCACGATCACCGGCTATGGCGCCGGCAAGCACCGGCCCGGTTTCGGCGGGGCCATCATCATCGACGACCCGCACAAGGCCGACGAAGCCCGCAGTGATGTCATCCGCCAGGGCGTGATCGAGTGGTTCCAGAACACACTGGAGAGCCGGAAGAACGATCCGGAGAACACCCCGATCATCCTCATCATGCAGCGCCTGCACGAGAAGGACCTGGCGGGCTGGCTGATGGACGGTGGCAACGGCGAGGAGTGGGAGCACGTCTGCCTGCCCGCCCTGCAGGATGACGGCACCGCCATCTGGCCCGAGAAGCACAGCGCTGACCGCCTTCGGATGATGCAGCTGGCGGCGCCCTACACCTTCGCCGGCCAGTACCAGCAAAGGCCTTCGCCGCCCGAGGGCAATATCTTCAAGCCCGACAAGATCGAGGTGGTGGATGCAGTGCCGGTTGGCACCCGGTTTGTTCGGGGCTGGGACTTCGCCGCCAGCATCGAGGAGCCGGGCAAGGATCCGGACTGGACGGTCGGTGGGAAGCTAGGCCTGACCCCGTCGGGGCGGTGGATCATCGCCGACATCGGCAGGCTGCGCGGCGGCCCGGAAACGGTGGAGGCAGCCCTGCTGAATACCGCCCGCCGGGACGGCCCGGGCACCCGCGTCCGCGGCCCCCAGGATCCTGGCCAGGCCGGCAAGTCGCAGGCGGCCAACTTCACGAAGCTGCTGGCCGGCTTCACCGTGACCTTCAAGCCGGTCTCCGGCGACAAGATCACCCGGGCAGAGCCCTTCGCGGCCCAGGTCAATGTGGGCAACGTGATGATGGTCCGGGCCGAGTGGAACAACGCCCTTATTGACGAGCTGCGGGTCTTCCCGAACGGCACCCACGATGACCAGGTCGATGCGCTCTCCGACGCCTTCGACGAGTTGAACATCAACAACTTCGGCATGCTGGACTACATGCAGCAACTGGCCCAGCAAGCCGAGCAGGCCCAGCAGGCAAAGAGCAATGACCCAACCAATCAAAACCCCCATTGAGCCGGGCATCGTGGCTCGCGTGGCTGCCGGCCTGCGCCTGATGGTGACCGGCCAGGCCCCGGACTGGTTCGGGCCGCAGCAACCGTTGCCCGAGGTCGTCCCCCCCGAGCAGCGTAGCCAGGTGACCGGCCGGCAGTTCGATTTCCCCGTCGGCTTCAACACCCAGACGCGCCCGCGCACCGGCGAGGCCGTCACCTTCGACCAGATGCGGGCCCTGGCCGACAACTACGACATCCTCCGGCTGGTGATCGAGACCCGCAAGGACCAAATGGAGAAGCTGCAGTGGCACATCAAGCCGAAGGACGAGAAGGCCAAGCCCGATAGCCGCTGCGATACCCTGAACAAGTTCTTCCAGAAGCCAGACCAGGAACACGGGTGGTCCACGTGGTTGCGCATGCTACTGGAGGACCTGCTGGTAATCGACGCCCCCACCATCTACCCGCGTCCGACCCTAGGGGGCGACCTGTACGCCCTGGAGCCCGTCGATGGGGCGACCATCAAGCGGGTGCTGGACGATTTCGGGCGTACGCCAATGCCACCCGAGCCGGCGTACCAGCAAATCCTGAAGGGTGTGCCGGCAATCAACTACACCCGGGAGGAGCTGATCTACCGGCCGCGCAACCTGCGCACCCACAAGGTCTATGGCTTCTCGCCGGTCGAGCAGATCATCGTCACGGTGAATATCGCGCTGCGCCGGCAGGCGAACCAGCTCAGCTACTACACCGAGGGCAACGTCCCGAATCTGCTGTTCCAGGTGCCGAAGGACTGGAACCCGGACCAGATCAAGCAGTTCCAGCTGTGGTGGGACACCGTCACCCAGGGGAACAGCAAGCACTACGGCCGCTTCATCCCCGAGGGGGCCACCCCGGTGGAGATCAAGCAGCCGCCGCTCAAGGACATGTACGACGAGTGGCTGGCCCGGGTGGTCTGCTTCTGCTTCTCCATCGAGCCGACCCCCTTTGTCGCCCAGGTGAATCGGGCCGTGGCCGAGACCTCCCGCCAGCAGTCCCTGGCCGAGGGCTTGGCGCCCATGAAGAACTGGGTCAAGGCGCTGGTGGATTCGGTGATCGCCGACTACTTCGGCATCGACGACCTGGAATTCGGGTGGGTGGATGAGGAGGTGACCACCCCCAAGGAGCGGGCCGAAATCGCCGCCATCTACACCGGCGCCAAGGTAATCACGCCGGACGAGATTCGGGCCGATCTGGGCAAGGACCCTCTGACCGACGAGCAGAGGGAAAAGGCCTGGCCAGCCCCGCCGCCAATGCCCGGCATCGACGATCCGGAGGGCGACGAAGAAGATGGGCAGCCCCCGGGCAAGGCCCCTGCCGAGAAGGAGGCGGTGGTCAAGGCAAAAAAAGGCTTGCGGCCTATTGACCGGGAACGCCGGGCGGTAGGCCGCGCCAGAAAGAAGATGGCCAAGGCGGTCGGTGCTTTCCTGAAAGCCCAGGCGCCCAAGATCGCGGCCCAGCTAGCTGACCTGATGGGGCTGGAGAAGTCCGACCAGGGCGGCGGGGTGCGCGAGAAGGCCCGGCACATCGTGGAGTCCATCGACTTCGCCGACTGGGAAGACCTGATCGACATCGCCGAGCCCTTCCTGGCCACCATGGCCGTCTCGGGGGGCGCCGAGGCGCTGACGCAGATCGGCATCGAGGCGGACGACATCGACGACCTGATGCGCGAGCGGGCCGAAGCATGGGCCCAGGACCGGGCGGCGGAAATGGTCGGCATGCGGCGCGTGGGCGACGACCTGGTGCCAAACCCCGGTGCCCACTGGCGCATCGACGAGGGCACCCGGGACATGCTGCGAGGCCTGACCGAGCAGGCCCTGGAAGAGGGGTGGAGCGTCCAGGAGATGGCCAGCCAGATCGAGGACGCCAATGCCTTCAGCGAAGCGCGGGCCGAGATGATCGCCCGCACCGAGCTGGCCAAGGCCGATGTAGCCGGCAGCATGGAGGGCTACCGGGCCAGTGGCGTGGTGCAGGGCAAGCGCTGGATCACCGCCGAGGATGATCTGGTATCCGACGAGTGCAAGGCATGCGGCGATGCCGGCGTGATTGGCATCGACGACGTCTTCCCCAGTGGCGAGGACGCGCCACCGAATCACCCGAACTGCCGGTGCGCTGTTGTGCCGGTTCTCGACGATGAGGACGATGCCCAATCGTTGGGCAGCGGCAAGGAGGCCCTGGCAAAAGGCTTCAACCCGGACCAGCCGAGAGACGACCACGGCCGCTTTGCCGGCGATGGCGGTTCAATCGGAAGCCTGCATGGCCTAGCCGAAAAGGCAATTTCCGACCCGGTCCGCAAGGCTGCCCACGACCTGGGCCCCGTTTCTCAGTCGAATGTCGCGGCAGTGAAGCGAAATACGAAGCTCGATGTCTCCGGATACCGCCGGACGGCCCACGACGACTATCTGCGGCATGCCAAGAAGTCGCATGGCGAGACGGCGACCGAGAAGAAGCGCGGCCAGCGGGCCGTCACCCTGGACGACTACAAGCAGCTGGGAAAGGTCGTGAGCAAGCCCGACAGCGTGACGATGAGCCAGAAGACGCACCGAGGCTTGGCGGCGCTTGAGTATCGAAAGGTGATTGGCGGTGAGGAATTCGTCTATGTCGAGGCCATCCGGCCGAAAGACTACCGCCTTGAGTTCGTGAGCTTCCGGATTCATTCGTCCGGCAAGGCTCAGAAATAGGAAACCCCACGGGGATTCCTGTCCTTAAACCGGAACCTCTACGCCCGAAGCGTGCCGTGGGGATAAGTGAAGTCTAATCAATCAATTGCATGGGAGCAAGCTATGCTCAAGAAGATTTTTGCCTGCCTCGATCTCAGTAAGACCGAAGAGCTGGAGGACGGAACCCTCAAGGTGTGGGGCTACGCCAGCTCCGAAGCTGAGGACAGCGACGGCGAAACCATTACCGCGGACGCAATGAAGGCGGCCCTGCCGGACTACCTCAAGTGGGGCGCCGTCCGGGAAATGCACCAGCCCAAGGCCGCTGGCACCGCCATCGAGGCCGAGGTCCAGGACGACGGCAAGACCTGGTTCGGCGCCCACATCGTGGATACGGAAGCCGTGAAGAAGGTGAAAACCGGCGTCTATAAGGGCTTCTCCATCGGTGGCAAGGTCACCGAACGCGACGAGCTCAACAAGGCCATCATCAAGGGGCTGAAGCTGATCGAGGTGTCCCTGGTGGACCGGCCCGCCAACCCCGAGGCCGTGCTGACCATGTACAAGGCCGAGACTGTCGAGGACGACGAGCCGGCCGCCGTCGATCAACTGGCCGACCTGCTCAACAAGGGCGAGATCACGCCGGAGCGCCTGCTGGAACTGGCCAAGGGCGAGAAAACCGAGCCTGGGAGCACCGGGGAAAACCCTGTGGTCCAACCCGCCCAGGACGACATCAAGAAGGGCATGTACGGCGTCAGTCGCATGGCCGACCTGCTCCAGTCCATCAGCTATCTGGCCCAGGACACCGAGTGGGAGGCCCAATACGAGGGCGACGACTCCCCCCTTCCCCAGCAGCTGCGTGATTGGCTGGCCCAGGGCGCAGGGATCCTCAAGGCCATGGCCGAGGAGGAAATCAACGAGTTGCTGGCCGGGCTGCAGGTCGCAACCAAGGCGGCTGGCGTCGATGACCTGGCCAAGGTTACGGGCGGAAAGCTCGCCAAGGCCGGCGCCCGCTTCTCCAAGAGCACCAAGGAAGCCCTCGGCGCCATCCACAAGGCGGCCAAGGATGCCTGCGACCACCTGGACAAGCTGGGCTACGACGCCGAGAAGGACGACGAAGAAGAAGGTGCCGACAAGGGGGCAAAGGCCGACGACCTGGCTAAGGTTTCCGCCGCTCATGACGACCTGCTCAAAGCCATCGGCGCCGCCGGCTGCCCCGAGGGCACTGTCGCCGCCGACTTCGTGAAGGCCCTTGCCACCCAGCGCGACGACCTGCAGAAGCGGGTCCAGGAACTGGAGGCCAAGCCCGCCCAGGGCAAGGCCCTGTTGAAGGCCATCGCCAAGTCGGCAGACGCCGGCACGGTGGAAACCGACTCCGCCGAGAAGGTCGAGCCCATCGCCGACCCCAAGGGCGAGGTCAATGAAGTTGCAACCCTGATCAAGTCCATCCACGCCGGCAAGGCTGCCTAAGCCGGTCCCATCAACCAATCACCCTTTCTTGTCTGGCCGCCCACAAGGCGGCTTTTCTTTTTGGAGAAACGCCATGGGCGCTAACACCACCGAAGAAACTTTGGCCCTTTTGAAAGTGGCCCAATCCTCGCCGGACGACATCATCAAGTCCTTCGTCCAGCCGGGTTCCGCAACCACCGGCCTCCAGGCCTACAACCTGGAAGCCCCTTCCAAGAAGCTCTACCCGGTCCTGACCCCGCTGCGCAACAGCATCGCCCGGATCGGCGGCGGCTTCGCCTCCCAGGCCAACTGGAAGGCCATCACCAACATCAACGTTGGCAACGTGCGTGCCGGCGTGGCCGAGGGCAAGCGCGGCGGCGTCATCACCCACAGTCAGTCCGAGTACTTCGCCGCCTTCCGCGGCTTCGGCCTCGAGAACAACGTCACCTTCGAGGCGAACTATGCCTCCAAGAACTTCGAGGACGTGAAGGCCCTGGCCGTCGCCACCACCCTGGAAGCGACCATGGTCCAGGAGGAGCGCCTCATCCTGGGCGGCAACACTTCCGTGTCCATGGGCACCACCCCCACCCCGACCGTGAGCAACGCCGGCACCGGCGGCACCTTCACGGCCGCCACCTGGTCGGTGATCTGCGTCGCCCTCGGCCTGCAGGCGTACCTGGACACCGTCGGCGTCAATAACGGCTCCATCGGCCAGTACTTCGACCCGACCACCGCCCAGGTCCCCGGCCAGATCACCCGCACCAACGCCGACGGCACCACCGATACCTTCGGCGGCGGCTCTGCCCAGAAGTCGGCCAGTGCGACCACCACCACTTCCGGCTCCACCAGCGTCATCAACGCCTCCGTCACCCCGGTGGCCGGCGCTGTCGGTTACGCCTGGTACGTTGGCGCCGCCGGTTCCGAGCGCCTGGCGGCCGTCACCAGCATCAACAGCGTGGTGCTGACCGCTCCCGCCAACGGCGGCGCCCAGCTGGCCTCCGCCCTGGCGGCCTCCGACAACTCCACCAGCGCGCTCGACTTCGATGGCCTGATGTACCAAGCCTGGAAGTCCGGTTCCAACGCCTACATCGCCACCCAGGCAACCGGCACCGTGGGCGCCGGCACCCCGCTGACCTCCGATGGCGCCGGTGGCATCGTGGAGTTCGAACAGGCCTTCGTGTACTTCTACAACCGCTACCGCCTGTCCCCGACCAAGATTTACGTGTCGGCCCAGGAGCTGATCAACATCACCAAGAAGGTGATCGGCAACGGCGGGGCCCCTCTCCTGAAGCTGAACGCCAACATCAACAGCCAGACCAACGCCATCGCGGCCGGTGTGGTGGTTGGCTCCTACTGGAACAAGGTCACCGGGCAGGAAGTCCCGCTGGTCGTGCATCCCAACATGCCCGCCGGCACCATCTTCTTCTACACCGAGAAGCTGCCCTACCCGCTCTCCAACGTCTCCAACGTGGCCCAGATGCTGATGCGGCAGGACTACTACCAGCTGGAGTGGCCGCTCCGCACCCGCAAGTACGAGTACGGCGTCTATGCCGACGGTGTCCTGCAGCACTACGCGCCGTTCTCGATGGGCATCCTGACCAACATCGCCAACGGCTGATCGCTACGGTGATTCGGTGACCGGGGCGGCTTCGGCCGCCCCTTTCCCTTTTCTGACAAGGAGATTTCCATGAAGTACCAAGCACCCGAAGGCTGCACCGGCATTTCCATCGGCGGCGAACAGTTCAACGCGGACGAGAACGGCCAGATCGATGTGCCGGACAACGGCGACTACCACGCCCTCCTGGCTCCCCACGGCTTCACCCCCGTCAAGGTGGCCAAGAAGACCACTGCCGAAATCGCCGCCGAGGTCGAGGCCACCGCCCAGGCCGAAGCGGATGCAGCCGCCAAGGCCGCTTCTGGCGAAACCGGTGGCGAAGCCGAGCAGGTCGCCAATACCGACGCCACCGACGCCACCAAGCCCGCCGCGAAGAAGGCCGCCGCCAAGGCCGCTTCTGGCGAAACCAAGGCCGCCGAGTAACCACCCATGGCCGACCTGACCACCCTGGCGAACGTCAAGGCCTGGATGGGGCTAAAGACGGCAGACGACGACGCGCTGCTGTCCCGCCTCATCACCGCGGTGTCTGCCTACATCGAAACCTGGACCAACCGGACCTTTGCCCAGCAGACCTATGACGAGGTCCGCGACGGCACCGGCTGCGCCCGGATGATGTTCGCCGACTTCCCGGTGACGGCTGTTTCGTCAGTAGTGGTCGATGGTCGTGCCATCCCACTGGCGGTCGCTGCCGGCGACCAGGGCTATCGGTTCGACACCACCGGTGTCGTCCTGGCTGGCTACGTTTTCACCCGAGGGGTGGGGAACGTGCAGCTTTCCTACACGGCCGGCTACGCCACCACGCCTCCTGACATCGAGCAGGCCTGCATCGAGCTCGTTTCTTTGCGCTACAAGGAACGCGACCGCATCGGCCACCAGTCCAAGAGCCTGGCCGGCGAGACCGTTAGCTTCATGATCCGGGACTTCCCCGACTCGGTGCGCACCATCCTGGGCAACTACCGGAAGGTGCTCCCGCTGTGATCGACGGCTACGTTGTCGGCGACAAGGAGGTGGCCCGTCGCTTCCGGGCCCTGCCAGATGGCGTCCGCTCTCGCGTGACCGACTCCATCGGCCGGCTGATCCTGCGCCTGCAGCGGAAGGTCATGCAGGACAAGCTGACCGGCCAGGTGCTGAAGGTGCGTACCGGCACCCTGCGCCGATCCATCGATCAGCGGCTGGTCACCGACAGCGATTCCGTCTCCGGCATCGTCAGCACCAACGTCAAGTACGGCAAGGCCCACGAGTACGGCAGCAACAAGACCGTCACCGTCCGGGAGCACCTGCGCCTGGTCAAGAAGGCCTGGGGCAAGGAGCTGAAGCACCCGGTCTGGGCCACCGTGAAAGCCCATTCGATGAAGCAGAACCTGCCCGAGCGCTCCTTCCTGCGCTCGGCCTTGGCCGATATGAAGCCCGAGATCATCGCCGACCTCAACAAGGCGGCAGCCGAGGGAATCAAGCAATGAACCGCGAGACCATCTATTCCGCCCTCTTTGACAGGCTGAAGGACATCCCCGGCATCGTGACCGCATCCCGCAGGCTGCGGCACTGGTCGGACGTGGGCCAAGGCGATCAGCCGGCATTGTTCCAGGCGCAGAAGACGCAAACCGCCGTCCAGCAGACTGGCACGTCCGGAAAGTGGCTGCTGCCTGCCGATCTCTACCTCTATGTGCAGAACCAATCGGCAGACGGCCCTAGCGCAGCACTCAACACGCTGATCGATGCCGTCGAGGCTGCCTTGGCTCCCGACAACCCCATCAAGAACACCAACACCCTCGGCGGCCTCGTTGAGTACTGCCGGATCGAGGGAGTTATCGAGACCGACGAGGGGACGCTCGGCGACCAGGCCGTCGCCATCGTCCCAGTTGTCATCCTGACCACCTGACCCACCTATCACCAACCCCCGGACATTGGCCGGGTCTTCATCTGAGGAGCACACCATGCAACTTGTTTTTGGTGCTGGCGATTTCTTCGCCGTCCCGCTGACCGATGCCCAGGGCAACGCCATCAGCAACCCCACCCCCATCCAGATCGGGGCCATGCAGGAAATGTCCCTGGACTTCGCCGGCGAACTCAAGGAGCTCTACGGCCAGAAGCAGTTCGCCCTGTCCGTCGCCCGCGGCAAGGTCAAGACGACCGGCAAGTTCAAGGGCGCCCAGATCCATGGCGCGGCCCTGAACTCCCTGTTCTTCGGAACCGGCGTCACCGCCGGGACCATGCACGCCATCAACACCGACGGCGTCGGCGCCCTGATCCCGGCCTCCCCCTACCAGATCACCGTAACCCCGCCAAGCTCCGGCACCTTCGTGGAGGACCTGGGCGTTCTGGACTCCAACGCGGTGCCCATGACCCGGGTGGCCAGCGCCCCGGCCACCGGCCAGTACAGCGTGTCCGCCGGCGTCTATACCTTCGCCGCGGCCGACACCGGCAAGAAGGTGTTCATCAACTACCGCTACAGCTACTCCCTCACCACGGCCAAGCGCATCAGCCTGAACAACGTGGCCATGGGCCAGGCCCCAGCCTTCAAGGCCTACATGCAGACCACCTTCAACGGCAAGCGCGCCTTGGTGATTCTGGAATCGGTCGTCTCCACCAAGCTCCAGCTGCTCTCCACCAAGATCGACGACTACAGCGTCCCCTCCGTGGATTTCAGCGCCAATGCGGATTCCAGCGGAACCACGCTGGGCGACATCTACGTCCAGGAGTAACCCATGGCCATCGTCAAGGTGAAAGGCATCCCCGTCGATCTGGGGGGCGAAACCTTCGTCATCCCGCCCCTCGCCCTGGGTGCCCTGGAGCAGTTGCAGGAGCGTGTCGCCAAGTTCAAAGGCGACATCCGCGACGCCGAGCAGGTGGCCACCGTGATCGACGCTGCCCACGCCGCGCTGAAGCGCAACTACCCGGACATGCCCCGGGAAACGGTCGCCGATCTGATCGACGTTGGCAACATGGCCGAGGTGTTCGAGGCGGTCATGGACGTGTCCGGCCTCAAGCGCAAGGCACTGGAGGCCGCGCAGGGGGAAGCCCCGGAGCCTGGGAAGTAATCGACTGGCCCGCGATCTACTCCCACCTCGTCGCATGCACGGGGTGGGAGTGGGACTACATCGCCGAGAACGTCGATCTCCCCAGGCTCAAAGCCCTCAACCACCACTGGGCGGACAACCCGCCCATTCATCGGATGGTGGCTGCCTTCTTCGGCATCGAGCCGACCACCGCCGCCGAAAAAACCCAATCCATCGAACAAGCGGCCGAGTTCATCCCGGTCGAGACACTGAGCGAGGCGGACTTTGACGCCTTGCTGAGACAGCACGGTTTGCCCACAGGGGAATAGCATGGGACTGCCACAGGAAAACGAGGTCCAGGTCAGGGTATCTGCCGAGACCTCGACGCTGAAGCCCGGCATGGATGCGTCCGCCCAGGATGTCGAGCGCGCCGCCGAGCGCATGCGCGCCTCGGTCTCCGGCCTGAAGGATGCAATCCAGGGGCACATGACCACCATGACGACCAGCGTCAAGGCGGCCAATGACGACATGGCCGGCGGGTTCTCGTCCATGGCGGGGGTCGTCGGCCGTGTGTCCGGGGCACTGGCTGCGGTCGGTGCCGTACTGGCCGGGGGGGCAATCTTCCATGCCGGGGTCGAGGAGAGCAAGAAATTCACCAGCGAGGCCAACGGCCTGGCCAAGGCGCTCGGCATCAGCACCACCGAGGCCAGCGCCCTCAATGTGGCCCTGGGCGACATCTACTCCAGCTCCGAGACCTTCATCGGCGCCTCCCAGATGCTCTCCCGGCAGCTGCGCACCAACGAGGAGGCCTTGAACAACATGGGCCTCAAGACCCGGGACGCCAACGGCGAGTACCGCAACATGAAGGACCTGATGTTCGATGCCATCAAGGTCTTGAATGGCTACAAGGAGGGCACCGACCGCAGTCTGGCAGCCCAGGCCATGTTCGGCCGCGGCGGCGCCGAAGTCATGGCCATGCTCAAGCTGAACAACGAGGTCGTCGAGGAGGCCAAGAAGAAGCAGGAGGAGCTGGGCCTCATCGTCGGCGTTGAGAACGTGGCCGCCGCCAAGGCCTACAAGGCCGCCATGAACGACGTGGGCGACGTGATGGACGCCCTCCGGAAGGCCATCGGCGACGCCGTCATGCCCGTACTGACCAAGCTCGGCGAGTGGTTCGCCACCATCGGCCCGGCGGCCGTCACCGTCGTCAAGGGGGCCATCGGTGGCCTGATCGCCACCTTCTGGGCCCTGAAGAACGGCGTCACGGTGGTCTGGGAGACCATCAACGCCATGGTGGTGACCGTAGCCGAGCCCATCCGGGCCCTGGCCGAGGCCATCGGCCGCGCCCTGGTGGGAGACTTCACCGGCGCCAAGGATGCCCTGGTCGGCATTCCGGATAAGATCGCCTCCGCCTGGACGCAGGCCTTCGACGAAATCAGTAAGTCTTCCGAGGAGACCTCCGAGAAGATCGCCAACCTCTTCAACCGGCCGACCGATACGGCCCAGAAGGAAGCCAAGGGAAAGAGCTTCACTGATCCCACCCCGAAGAAGGAAAAGAAGGAGAAGGTCGAGTCGCGCATGCCCGAATGGGAGGCCCAGCTCTCCCAACAGAAAGCCGCCTACATGCGCGCCCACGACATGTACGAAATGTCGCTGGAGGACGAGAAGAAGTATTGGGACGAGCTGATGGCCACCCTGGACACTGGCGCGAAGGAGTACGGCGCCGTCCGCAAGAAGTCCGCCGATCTGGAACTCCAGGTCCTCAAGAAGAAGGCCCAGGAAGGGCGGGCTATGTCCCAGGAGGAAGTCGAGGAGTGGAAGCGCTCGGCCACCAACGGAATCGACGTCCAACAGCAGGCGGCCGAACAGGCCTTCGCCCTTGGCCAGATCAGCAACGAGGAACTCCTGGACCTGGAGCGGCAGTTCGAGCAGGAGCGGTACGACATCGCCCGCCAGGCCGTCGAGGAGCGCATGGCGCTGATGGCCAAGGACCCGAACATGAACCCGGTCGAGTACCAGAAGCTGAAGAACCAGATGCTCGAGATCGACCGCAAGCACGCCCTGGAAAAGCGGACCATCGAGAACAAAATCCAGGTGGAGGCGGCCAAGCCCCAGCTCACCGTCTTCAAGTCGATGGAGACCGCGTTCTCGTCCGCCCTCACTGGCATGCTTACCCGGGCCCAGACCTTCCGGCAGGCCCTGGCCAACATCTTCACCGCCATCTCCAACTCCTTCATCACCGAGATGGTGGCCAAGCCGGCCGCCGAATGGGCCATGGGGTTGATCCGACAGACAGCTCTCTACCAGAGCTTTTTCGGCACGAAGAAGGCGATGGAGGCCGCTGATGCTGTAGGAACGGTTTCGCTCAAGGCATCCGAAGCGGCCGGGGTTGTTGGAGCAAATGCGGCAGAAGCGGCATCTGGTGCTGCGGCATCTGTTTCGTCAATCCCTTATGTCGGATGGGCTATGGCCGCTGGGGTTTTTGCCTCAACCATGGCCATGGTTATGGGTGCGAAGAGCAGCATTCCATCCGCCGAGGGCGGCTGGGACATCCCGGCCGGCGCCACCGGCCTGATGCGCTACCACGAGAAGGAAATGATGCTGCCGGCCAAGTACGCCGACGTGATCCGCGGCATGGCCGACGGTGAAGGCAACGGCGGGGGCGGCGGGGCGAGCATCACCATCCAGGCCGTGGATGCCAAGAGCGTCAAGCGCCTGCTGATGAATGAAGGCGGCGCCCTGGTGTCGTCCCTCCAGAAGCAGGCCCGAAACTTCCGGGGGGTGGGCAAGTGAGCAACACGGTATTTCCCTCCAACATACCGGGCCTGGCCTGGGACAACACGAAGACGCCGGTTTTCTCGTCGGTGGTCCGCACGGCGGCCAGTGGCAAGGAGCTCCGGGCCGCCTTCTACTCCTACCCTTTGTGGGACTTCAAGCTGAGCTACGAGCTGCTGCGGAATAGCACGGTCAATGGCATCAACGAGTTGAAGACCGTCCTGGGCTTCTTCCTGTCCCGCCAGGGCAAGTTCGACTCCTTCCTGTACGAGGACCCCTACGACTGTGCCATCGCCGACCAGCAGATCGGCATCGGCAACGGGTCGAACAAGGTCTTCCAGCTCGTGCGTGACTTCGGCGGCTTCCTGGAGCCGGTCATGAACGTCAAGCAGGTCGACGCCATCAAGGTTGGGGGCGTGGCCACCACCGACTACAGCATCGACAGTAAGGGGAAGATCACGCTGACGACGGCGCCGACCAGTGGCCAGGTGGTCACCTGGTCGGGCGGCTATTACTTCCGCTGCCGCTTCAAGGAGGACACGGCCGAGGCCCGGCAGTTCATGTACAAGCTGTGGGACCTCAAGCAACTGGAGTTTCGCGGCTGCCTGGGGGACAAGGTATGAAGGCCGCTTCCCCAGAGCTGATCGCCCTGCTGGCGCAGTCGCAGTTCCTGATGGCCGACCTCTACACGCTGACGTTGAAGTCTGGGGAGGTGAAGCGCTACACCTCTGCCGATATCGACATCACGCTCGCCGGAAATACCTTCATCCATGACGGCCCCCTGATCCAGCGCGACCGCACCCGGACCGTGGTCGGGATCGAGGTGGACACCCTCCAGCTGACCATCAACCCGAAGACCACCGACCTCCTCAACGGGGTTCCCTTCCTGAAGGCCTGCCGGAATGGTGCCCTGGACGGGGCCACACTGCTGCTGCAGAAGGCGTTCATGGCCTCCTGGGGCGACACCGCCGCGGGGGCGGTCACCCTCTTCAGCGGTCGAGTGTCCGGGATGATGTTCAGCCGCACCCAGGCCCAGATCGAGGTCAAGTCCGACACCGAGCTACTCAACATCATGCTGCCCAGGAATACCTGCCAGCCGACCTGCCTGAACACGCTGTTCGATGCCGGCTGCGGCCTCGCCAAGAGCGGCTGGCAGCAGACCGGGGCCCTGCAGGCCGGCAGCACCCAGGGTTCCTTCAACGTCGGGCTGACCAATTTCCCGGACGGCTGGTTCGCGCTGGGGACGATCCTTTTCACCACCGGCATCAACGCCGGGGTGATGGTCACCATCAAGCGGCATGCGGCCGGGGTTGTCACTCCCTCCATCCCGCTGATCTCGCCTCCCAGCACCGGCGACCAGTTCACCATCGTCCCGGGCTGCGACCGGCGGCAGGCCACCTGCGGCAACACCTATGCCAGGGTCTTCACGGCCAACGCCTCGACCGACCAGCTGGCAAGCGCCGGGCATACCTACGCCGACGGCGACCGGGTGGTGGTCAGCAATACCGGCGGCGCGCTGCCCGGGGGGCTTTCGGCCGGCACCATCTACTACGTGGTCTCGGCGGTCACCGACGCCTTCAAGGTGTCCCTAACCTACAACGGCTCTCCGGTGAATATCACCTCGGCCGGCAGCGGCACCCACAAGGTGCGCTCCATCGGCAAGTTTGACAATCTCGCCCGCTTCCGCGGGTTCCCCTACGTTCCCATCCCGGAGACCGCGCTATGACTTCTCCCATGCGCCAAGCCATCGTCGAGGAAGCCATCAGCTGGGCGGGCACGCCCTACCACCACCAGGCGTGCGTCAAGGGCGCCGGCACCGACTGCGGCATGTTCCTCATCGGCGTGTTCTGCGGGCTCGGCATCGTGCCCAAGTTCGACCCCCGCCCCTACGCCCCCCACTGGCACCTCCACCGGGGCGAGCAGAAGTTCCTGCAGGAGCTGCTGCAGTACGCCGACCCGGTCGGCGAGCCGCTGCCCGGCGACATCGCCATCTTCCGCTACGGCCGGTGCGACGCCCATGGCGCCGTCGTCCTCGAATGGCCGCGCATCATCCACGCCTACGTCGGCGAAGGGGTGGTGGAAGCCGACGCCAGCAAGGGCGAACTCGCGGAGCGCTTCGCCGGCTTTTACCGGGTCCGGGGGATCGAGTAATGGGGGGTATTTTCGGGGGCGGCGGCAAGACGATCCACCAGACCACGCCCGTCATCTCATCGATCCGGATTCAGACATCGGCCTATGGCACACCCATCCCCATTGCCTACGGACGGCCACGCATCGCCCCGAACCTGATCCAGTACACCGATTTCACCGCCATTCCGCACACCTCGAGCAGCGGCGGGGGCGGCAAGGGTGGCGGCGGGGGTGGCGGCGGGGTGGAAACGACCACCTACACCTACACGGCCGCCATCCTGATGAGCATCTGCGAGGGCCCCATCCAGGACGTTCCGGCCGCCTACGTGGGGAAGAAGCGCACCAGCCTGGCCGCGCTCGGTTTCACGCTTTTCGACGGCTCCCCGGGGCAGGCCCCGTTCGGGTACATGACCTCCAAGCATCCGACCAAGGCCCTGAACTACCCGGACTTGGCCTATGTCGGCGCCGGCGCCTATGACCTTGGCGAGACGGCCACACTCGACAATCACAACTTCGACGTGATCTGCAATCCGGCCTTCCGCATCGCCAATGACGGAATCGGCCGGAGCCTGGTGAAGCTCGTCGTTCGCCAGGGGGCTCTGCGCTACAACCGCGTCTCGGCGGCCGACGTGCAATGGAGCATCGACGGCACCACCTGGACCACCGCCGAAACGATCACCCTGCCAGACGACAACGCGGACCACAGCTTCATCCTGGCCGCCCCCCCGGGTATCAAGCCCTGGTGGCGGCTGCGCGCTGCTTCTGGGCTGCGCGGCTTCAAGGGCGACTACTCCAGCGCCACCCAGTATTACGCCGGCGACGTCGTTGCCTACAACGGCGGCTACTGGCTGGTGCTGAGCGCCGTCAAGAACAGCGCCCCGAAGCCTCAAACCGTCAGCGAGGTTATCCGCACGGTATCGGATGGTGAATACACCTCCGCCTACACCGAGACGGTTTATTCCGGCTCCTGGACCGAACTGCCGTCCGCCTGCTGCCGGTGGTCGGTCGCTAACCTGGCCTTCTTCGACTCCACCGCCAAGGAGGCCCTGGATTTCACGACCGCAGACCGTTCCTCCGGAGCCTTCCTCCGCGGCTACCCGCCGAAGTACGCCTTCGACGGCAGCAACGACACCGAATGGCGCTCCAGCGAGCAAGGGAATGATGTTTCCGGAGCGGCCTGGATCGGCCAGTATTTCGGGCCATGGGATGTATCGCCGGCCACCGTAAGCGATGACATCCTGACCCACGACCGCTACGGCGCCGGATTCCCCGGCACAAAAATGGGCGACCTCGGCGACTTCCACAACTACTGCGTCGCTTCCAACCTGCTGGTGTCGCCCTGCTACAACGAGCAGCGCGCCGCCCAGGAGATCATCAGCGAGCTGGCCGTGGTGGGAAACAGCGGGATCGTGTTCTCCGAGGGTGTTCTGAAGATCATCCCCTACGGCGACGCGCCGGTAACCGGCAATGGCACGACCTGGACGCCCAGCCTGACGGCCGTCTACGACCTCACCGACGACGACTACCAGCCCGACGAAGGGGAAGACCCCGTCACCTGTACCCGCTCGTCCTCGGCCGATGCCTACAACTGGGTGCAGGTGAAATTCAGCAACCGGCTGAACCAGTATGCCGTCGAAGTGGCGGAATCGAAGGACCAGGCCGACATCGAGCTGAACGGCCTGCGGCCGATGCCGGTGATTGATCTGCAAAACGTCGTTTGCGACGCCACGGTGGCCAAGGCCATCGCCGACCTGTCGCTGCGCCGCTCTCTCTACATTCGTAACGTCTATGAGTTCCGGCTGGCCTGGAACTACTGCCGCCTGGAGCCCATGGATATCGTCACCCTGACGGATGCCAACCTGGGCCTGGTCCAAACCCCGGTGCGCGTCACGGCGGTCGAGGAGGACGAGGATGGGCTGCTGACCATCACCGCCGAGGACCTCGTCATCGGCACAGGATCTTCCGCCGACCAGAATTCGCCGGATGTCGATGGCTATAGCCCCGACTTCAACGTGATGCCGGGGGATGCAAGCCCGCCGGTTTTCGTGAATGCCCCGGGCAACCTGACCGCCACCGGCTACGAGCTATGGATGGCGGTCGCTGGCGCCAGCGCAAACTGGGGCGGCTGCCAGGTGTGGGTGAGCTTCGACGGCGTGAGCTACAAGCAGGCGGGAACGATCTACGGCGGCGCCCGCCTCGGCACCCTGACGGCTCCCCTGGCGGCCGGCACCGACCCCGACACCGTTGGCGTGCTGAGTGTGGATTTCAACACCCTCGCCCCCAATGCCACCCTGTTGTCGGCCTCCCAGGAAGACTGCGACAACCTGGTGACGCTCTGCAAGGTGGATGGTGAGCTCCTCGTCTATCGGGACGCCACGCTGACCGGCACCGGCACCTACGACCTCACGTACCTTCGCCGGGGCGCCTACAACACGGCCAACACCCTGCACTCCCCGGGTGCCACCTTCGTGCGCCTGGACGACGCCGTCTTCAAGTACGCCTACGACCCGGAATATTCTGGCAAGGCGGTCTGGATCAAGCTGCCGTCCTTCAACATCTACGGCGCCGGCCTCCAGGACATCGACCAGGTGCAGGCCTACCAGACGATGCTTGGCACGGCCGCGAGCTACCCGCCCGACGTGACCGGGTTCGCCGCCGCCCAGAACGGCCAGGCTGTGCTGTTCCAGTGGCAGCTGCTCACCCAGGCCAACGTGGCCGGCTACGAAATCCGCTTCAACGAGCAGGGCATCCTGTCGTGGGACGATGCAACGCCGGTTACCCAGGTCACCCGCGGCACACAGATCACCACGGTAAAGGTGCCCCCGGGCGACTGGACCTTCCTGATCGCGGCCAAGGACACCTCCGGCAACTACTCCCAGAACAAGACGGCCTACGACCTGTCGGTGACCAACGCCAACGATGTCATCTATAGCCGCGATGAGGCGCAGTTCTGGGAAACCGGGACGCTGCTCAACCTGGTAATCCACCAGCCGACCCGAAAGCTCGTCCCGGCCTCGCAGGGCACCGCCTACGACGACGGCTGGGACACCTTCGACAAGGCCTGCCCCCAGCCTTTCGGCTCCTACTACTACGAGCCGGCCGAGATCAACTTGGGCATCGAGGGCGCCGTCCGCTCCTACGGCGTCACCAACTCGCAGTTGGTGGTTGGCGGCTCCGGTGTAGCTGACCCCGAGGTGTTGATCGACTACAAGACCGCCGCCGGCGCATACCGGGGGCTCCAGCCCTGGGGGATCGGCACCTTCACGGCCCAGTACATCAAGCAGCGGCTCACCATCAACCCGCAGCGGGGCCTGTGCAACGTCTCCAGCTTCGTCCTCGCGGTCGATGCCGAGCGCCGCACCGAGGAGTACTTCAGCTTCACTGTCGATTCGGCCGGCTCGGCGCTGAACTTCGCCAAGCCCTTTTTCAAGCAGCCGGCCATCACAGGCACCGTGGTGAGCGCTACTGCCGCCTCCCTGGCCATCACGGCGCAATCCACCGCCGGGGCCTCGTTCAAGGTCTTCAACACCAGCGGTGCCGCTATTGCGGGGCTTGCCAACATCCAAATCAAGGGGGTCTGATGACTGTCTCCAAATTCACCCAGCCGGACATGACCACGATGGACCCGGCGGCCTACAAGGCGGCGCTTGATGCCGCCATCAACGCCATGAGCCGGATGGGCGCGGGGTTCGCGCCGAGGGCGGCCGATACGCCCGACATGACTGTGACCGTTGATCCTGGGGCCCTGTTCAACCGCTCGACCGGTGGCTTCACGACCGCCGCCGGTCAGGTGACGGCCGCCATCGCCACCCCCGGGGCCGGCACCAGCAAGATCGTCCGCGTCTATGTGACCGAGGCGGGGGTGGTGGGCAAGGTGGAAGGGGCGGCATCGGCCTCTCCGGTGGCCCCGGCCTACCCGACCGGCGTCTTCCCGGTCTGCCAGGTCACGGTGGCCGACACCACGACCGCCATCACCAACGCGATGATCACCGACGAGCGGGCCTTTAACACCGGCTACGGGGTTCCCCGCAACGCCTTCCTGGTGACCGCATCCAGCACTTTCGCCTGCCCGAACGGCGCCAAATTCCTACGCATTACTGCAGCCGGCGGCGGGGGCGGTGGGGGGGGCGGCTATTCTGCCGCGGCCGATGCCACGAAGTACGGCGGTGGCGGTGGTGGTGGCGCGGGTAGCGTCATCAGCCGCATGTTCACCCCCGAAAACCTCGCCATCGTGATCGGCGCGGGTGGGGCGGGGGGGGCCAATGCCTCTGCAGCGGCCACCAATGATGCGGTGGCGGGCTCGGCCGGGGGGACCACCACCATCACCGGCGCGTATTCCGGCTCGGCCATCTCGTGCGCCGGCGGCGGGGGCGGCGGCCGGGCGGTCAGCACACCGGCCAATGGCGCAGCAGGTACGGCTGGGGCGGCGGGCACCGGCGTGGCCGGCACGGCCGGTGTGGCTGGCACGTCAATCTCCGGCGGAAATGGCGGTGGAACCGGCACTAGCGCGACGCTTTCCGCCGGCGGCAAAGGGGCCGCCTGGGCGACGACCGGCCGCATCGGTTCCCCGGGATCGAGGGGCTCCGGCGGGGGAGGCGGCTCCGGCTTCCAGGCCGGCGGCCTGGGGGGCGGTAACGGTGGCGACGGATTCGTCTTGATCGAGGTGTTCTGATGGTACGAAAGTTCATCGCTCCCGATCACACCACCAAGACCAGCGATGCCGCTGGCGCCCAGGCCTGGATGGGCGAACTGGAGAATGCTCTCGCCGTCGAGGCGGCATTGCTCGGCCAGTTCGCACCCCGTGCCAGCATGCCCCCGGACAACACCGTCACCGTCGGGCCCGGTAACTTGACCAACCGACTCGGCATCGTGGAGCAAGCGCCGGACTGGACTCCCGGCGGGGGCGTTCAAGGCAGCATCCTGGTCTATGGCAGCGGCGTGTTCAAGGCCATCACAGGCGGAGGGTCTGCGAGCACCGGCGGCTCCAAATCCACCGACGACGGCCAGACCTGGGCCGCGCACAACATGCCTGCTTCGGCCGTGTGGAAAGCCGCCGCTTTCGGCAACGGCGTCTTCGTCGCCATCGCCACCAATGCCAGTAACAAGGCCGCCTACAGCACCCCGTCCGGCAACTGGGTCGCCAGTACCCTGCCGGCCTCCATCACCTGGCAGGACGTCGCCTTCGGGAATGGTGTCTTCGTCGCCATCTCTTCGACCACCGCCGCCGCTACCTCACCCGACGGGGTGACCTGGACAGCCCAGACCGTGCCCAATGCGAACGGCTATCTCTGCGTCGCCTATGGCGCCGGCCTGTTCGTGGCCCTCGGGGGCATCGGCAACCGCAAGATTGCCACCTCACCAGACGGGGTGACCTGGACCGACCGCGGCACCCTGAGTTCCAACGGTGTTTCCCGGGTGATTTACAGCCAGTCGTTGGGGCTGTTCCTGGCCGTAGCCAAGGATGCCACTGGCTACTACACGTCGTCCGATGGCATTGCCTGGACGTTGCGTAATTTCCCGAAGGGGGCCACGTATCGCAACGGCCTCGCCGAGCGCAATGGAGTCATCGTTGCCACCCCGGACAATGCCTATAACGACGTGGCGTATGTCACGACAGATGGCATTAGTTGGGAGGCCTGGAACCTGTGCTATAGCACCAACTGGCCAGGGGTGGCGGCCAGCGCAAGCTCGTTCGTTGCCATCCCGACAACCAACTACTCCCTGTCAAATCGCATCCCGGTCGATTACAAGAACCCCGACCAAGCGGTGGCCACCACTCTGTTGCCCGTCGCTTCCCAGGCATCCCCTGGGATTACCTTCCCATCGACCAATCCGCGCATCGACCGCATCGGCATCGACGCCCTGTCCGGCTCGCTGGTGTATCTCACCGGCGCCGAGGCAGCCAATCCAGTCGCGCCCCCCTACCGGGACGGCATGCTGCCAGTTTGCAGGCTGTCGCTTTCCCCTGGGCAGACCGTGGTGACCAACTACCACATCACCGACGAGCGTGGGCTGACGAACGCCGATTCACCGGGGGCTGTCCTCGATGGCGCGGTGACGGCCTACAACGACGGCGTCTCCTACAAGATGTTCTCCGTCGCCGGAACCTACAGCTTCCCCCGGCCGGCCCAGGCGTCCTTCTACCGCATCACCCTGATTGGCGCCGGCGGTGGCTGCGGTGGCAAGTACACCAACGGCACCTACACCACCGACTACCTCGGCGGGTGTGGCGGTGGCGGCGGTACGGCTATCGCGGCGTGCTCGGCAGACGACCTGACCATCGTGGTCGGGACAGGGGGCGCCGCCGGCGCCAATTCCACGCCCGGGGTCAATGACGCGACTGCTGGCAGCAATGGAACCGCCTCCACTGCCACCCTGGCCACCTCCGGAACCGTGCTGACGGCAAACCCAGGGAACGGTGGTGGCCGCGGCGTGAGCACCCCGGCAGTGGGCGCCGGGGGCGCCGGTGGGGCGGCAACGCTGGGCGGATTCGCTGGCGGCAGCGGCGGCGCCGGAATCAGCGGCAGCTCCCCGCTGCAAAGCTACATTGCCGGGGGAGCGACCGGCGAGCAGCTGGTTTTCACGGAGGTCTTGTGGGGCGAAGTCATGGGCGTCGGCGGCGGGATGGATGGCACCCCGCGCAAGGGTTCCGACGGCGTCGTGGTTATCGAGTGGTGGTAAGGAGGAAAAATGCGTATCGCAGTTTTGGACGACACCGGGATGATCGTGAACGTGATCGTCGCCGACGACGAGAGGATTCTCCCGCAGCTGGGCATCAGGAATTACCGGGTGCTGGGGGATGGCGAGCAGTGCGAGATTTGCCCCGCCGAAGCAGTCGAAGTAGTTCCTGACCCCCCGGCGGAAGTGCAGTAACCGCCACCCACCAGGCCGCGCCATGCGGCCTTTTTCATTTCTGGGAGAAGAAAAACGATGGCAGAACCTACCACGACCGGGGGCATCAGCCTCACGGTGATTTTTGTGGCCCTCCTGGGGCCGCTCGCCGGGCCGTATGCGCTCATTGCCTTTGCGGCGCTGGCCGGCGCCCTATGGCCCCTGTCGGCGCACACCACGGCCACCCGGACGGAAGGGGCGTGGCTGCTGTTGCGCTGCACCCTCACGGCCATCGTGCTGACCGTCTTCGCGGCTAGCTTGCTGGAGCGGGTGTGGCAGATCCCGGTCAATGAGGCCCTGGCCCCGGTAGCGCTGCTGATTGGGGCGCTCGGTAACGGATGGCGGCCGGTGTTCGATGCCCTGGGCGCCGGCCTCGGTGCCCTGGCCAGCAAGGCGGGAGGTGCGCGAAATGAATGAAATCCTGCTGCTGGCACATGAAATCCTGTGCGCGGCCATCTTCTACTCGGTCTTCATCCGGGCGGTGCGTTCCTGCGAGAAGGTGCGCACCGATGTCCGCCTCGCCTTCTTCGTCCTGGGGATCGTCGCCTGCACCGGCATGGCCGCTCCCCTGGCCTGGGGCTTCGCCCCCGACGGATTCACGCTAGTGCTGCTGGCGGCCGTGGCTATCGTCGAGATCGTCACCTCGCACCATTGGGCGTGCGGGGTTCCGGACAGTTTCTACAAACCCGGGTGCGCTCCACGACAGCGACGCGCATCCGACCGCAATGAGGGAGGACATCATGCAGGAGCCTAACTGGCTTACCGAAGCCCGCCGCCACCTTGGCGTTGCCGAAATTCCCGGCCCCAAGCACAACCCCGTCATCCAGTCCTGGCTGCACAAGCTTCGGGCCTGGTGGGACGACGACGAGACGCCCTGGTGCGGGGTCTTCGTCGCCGCCTGCATGGACACTGTCGGCATCCAGCTGCCGGCGAACTGGATGCGGGCCAAGGTCTGGGCCGACTGGGGCTCCCGTCTGTCTGCGCCGGTCCCCGGCTGCGTCGTCGTCTTCGAGCGCCAGGGCGGCGGCCATGTCGGCTTCGTTGTCGGCCGGACGGCCGGTGGGAATCTGATGGTGCTGGGCGGGAACCAGGGAAACCGGGTAAGCATTGCGCCATTCGACCGGACCCGGGCGGTCGCCTATGTGTGGCCCGCCGGCGTGCCGATGCCGCCCCATGCGGTGCTGGCCGTGCTGGACGCTGGTGGCGCTCCGCTCTCGACGAACGAGGCCTGACCATGCTGCAGATGCTGAGCAATCTGATTCCCGCCCCGTACCGCTGGATCGCCTGGGGGGTGGCGGCTGTCATCATCGCTGCCGGCGGCGCCTGGAGTGGCCACAAGGCCACGGCTGCCTACTACAAGCCCAAGGTGGCCAAGGCCGAGGCCCGCGCCGCCGAGTTCGAGTCGGCCTACAACTCGCTCGCGCTGGCCAGCCAGCACCAGAACGAGGCCATCAATCAGATGCAGGCCGACGCCAATGCCCGCGAGAAGCGCGCCGCTCAGGATGTGGCCCAAGCCCGCGCTGCGGCGGCCACCAGCCGCGACCAGGCGACGGCCATCATGGGGCTGAAGCTGCCCGCCGGAGCCGACGAGTGCCAGGAAGCCCGGAAGGCCTTCGACGAGGAACTGCGACAGGAAAGGGGAAAGCGATGAGGCGACTTTCGTTATCCGGCATTTTGGCCGCGATTCTTTCGTTTTCGCTGTCCGGGTGCGCCGGCATGGCGCAGAAGGTGCAAGAGGTCAAGGTGCCGGTCCCGGTGCCGTGCAAGGTCGAGGCGCCGTTGCGCCCCGCCCTCGCGGTGGATGGCCTGCCGGTCGGCGCCGGGATCTGGGAGCAGATGAAGGCCCTGCGCGCCGAGCGGAAACAGCGCCAGGGCTACGAGGCAGAACTGGAGGCTGCAGTAAGGGCCTGCCAATGAAGAAGCCGCCCAAGTTCCCGGTCTATGACCCAGCCACGGACGGCAACCGCTTCGAATGGATCATCAAGCAGGCGGACGTCCTGCACGAACAGCTGGCCAAGGAGCGCCTCAACCGGCCGAAGTACGACTACCTGACCGGGCGCCCCGTTTCCCCTTCGGCGCCGCGGTAG